TAGTCGGCCCAGTCTTCAATCCATTCTGCCAGTGACTTCTGGGAGTTACGCTCGCCGTTAACAGACAACAGGGCAGAGAACGGTGCTGTCTTTTTCAGTTTGAGAGTGGCGGTGTTATCTGCGTGACCTGGTTCATCAATAGTACCCAGGTTAAGTACACTGACGGCACGCATATTATCAGCATCGATAAAGCAGCGGGTGCCTTCATCTGCAAGATCTTTAGAATAACGGGTAAAGTCATCGATGCTGGCAGTGGAAAGCGCACCACGGAAACGGAAGCGATTTAAATTAAATTTTTCCAGATCATGAATGCGGAAATTCTCAGGCAATGCCACAGCATCGGCACCAATCTTACTGATAATTTCATTAACACCCTGAGCAGAAATAAGGGCATGGATTTGATTAATTGCGGTTGCGTCTAAGTTCTGAGACATAATAAGTCCTCACTATATAAAGATATTCAGTGATGAGATAAATAATCAGTTAATTAAAAACGATATTAACGACCTGCTGCGCGGAGTTTTCCGTCAGGTTCACCGGCAAGAGTCAGTAATTGTCCCTGGTCTTCCTGCAGAATAGTCAGGCGACCACCGCGATTGACATACATCGGCGTTTCGGTGGTGTCTTCTTCGGAAATTTTCCCGCGGTTAGTCGGGCGAACATATGAGAGTTTGTGTTTGATTTTCACACGGTTCTCATCAAATGGTTCGATTTCCAGGTTGAGTGAGACCTTACCTTTGGTTTTCGTGTTCATCACACCGGAAGCGACTTCACTGAGAACAGCGCCGATTTTGGTTTCAAATACGCCGCCGTCCAGCTCCCCGATAAATGCCTGCACATCAGTACTGCGTTCGCTAGCCATTTTGCTGCTCCTCATCATATCGACCCTGCAAGGTCGGTTAGTTTCTCCACAAAACAGAGAAGAACACCTGCGGTGGCAGCCGCCCGGATGGATTGGGTTATGAGCCCGTCGTCCGGTGATGCTCTTCTCTGTTTTGTAAAAAGAGCGGTACCAGCCGGAAGCAAGGGTACAAACTGGTACCGCCAGGACTACACACAGCAATGAAACTATTGCCTGTCTTTTCACCACTTCAGGCTCGGTGGTATGCTGGAGTTCTCACACAGCCAGCAAGGAAACCTAATGAACCAGTTTTATGTTCACGTTCGTCTGTTTGAAGCAACAGCCGAACAGACCAAAAAATTTGAAGAATTAATGCTTAACTTTCTGTACCAGAAAACAATCAAAGAGTCTGACGATAGCTGCTGCAGACTGATTCCAGAGGGATATATCCTCAAAAGCACAATGAACTGCCAACAAATCCTTGATCAAACTTTTTCCATTGCTAACAGTGCTGGTGTTGACGCAAATATATTTGTCTGCAAATTTGAACAAAGCGTATGCTTACTTCCGTCTGCTTCCTTAGTTGGCAACGATTTTGTTCATCACGATCTTACGCCTAAGCCCATCAAGCTCGATTCTTAATGCCTTAACCATTGTGTCGTGATAAACACGGCTCACCCTCTCTCCATTGCATGGCAGTGGGGTGATCGTGTTAGCCATGAAATTCATGAACTTGGTTCGATCAGGGTCTTGCGCCTCGCAAGTCTTTAATGCCTGTTTTGCTAACAAAATACGGGCCTCAGTGCCTGCATTTGGCTCTATCTGCTGCAAACGTTTAGCGTCTTCCAGCAACAATGCGATCACATGCTTCAAATCCTGCTCATTCATCTATTCTCTCCACTGAAATCATCCGCTAACGAATCATCCTGGACTTCATATGCCCCAGGCGGCTACTTCGTGGGCGTCCTGCCTGTTCGTTACTGCAACATCTTTAAGTTGTAATCTAGTTGTTGTTTTGGTTGTTGTCAACAACTTTATGTGGTTTTGACGGATGTGAAATGAGGGCAAGGGTTATCAAAAAAGGAGGTTGTATGGACGATGCGCTTTTAATTACACAAGGGACACTTTCCTTCCGTGATTGGAAACTCTCAAATCACGGGAGGAAGATTGAAAAGGCGGGTAATAATGGTAACTAAATTTCTGAAGGAAGGTTTTTTGATGCATTACCAAGTGCGCGATGACCAGAATACTCTACCTATAACGTGAATTCTGGAACGCCTATCTTCGAAGGTGAGTATTTCATCTGGATACTCATCTTTATTGAAACTTCTTAGAATCAGACCACCGTCAGGTAAATTGATCAATATTTTAACTCTAAGTAATACGCCATCACGTATGGCATAAAGATCCCCATCACGAATAGGAACCGTTTGGGAAACATCAACAGCAACAAAATCTCCATTGTTAAGTACAGGTAGTAAACTATTGCCCCAAATTTTTACGATCTTTGCATTGGAGACACATACACCAGCTTTTCTTAAATCAATCCTTCTTAGCGGGAACCAGTCTACAGTTGATTCAACTATTTCAGCCAAACATCCATTACCCGCTGATAACTCGACATCTAGGACTGGAATGTTTGCAAAAATGTCAGGATCTAATGCTGTACTTTCAGCCTCCTTTACAACAAGGTCTGGGAAAGACGCGTTATCCTCAATGCCCAATTGCAACCACTTTTGAGAAACCCCTAACACTTTAGCAATCTCTTTAATTTTCCGAGGCTGTTGAGTTTCTCCATTCTCGATTTTCGCTACGGATTGTTGTGAAAGCCCAATTTTTTCAGCTAGTTGCGCCTGACTCATTCCTGCTTTTTCTCTTTCGCTTTTTAGTCTTTCTGCCAATGTTTTCACAACATATCCCCCTCGTTTTTATTGAGGTTACAACTTTATGTTTTGGCTTTCCAACATCTAAAAGTTGTGATAAAAGTTGTTGTAGTTGTATAATCGAAGTTATCAACAACTTTACTACTTACAGATAGGAGAAAGCTATGACACCTGAGCAATTAGCCTTATCAGAGGCAATCGCTCTGGCTGGTGGTCAATCAGAATTGGCTCGGAAGCTCACAGCCAGCAGTGGTCGTTTAGTAAAGCAACAACATGTCTGGAACTGGTTGAACAGAGAAAAGCGTCCCCCTGCAAAGCTCTCGATATTTATTGAAATGACCACTGGCGTATCAAAAGAAAAATTACGTCCAGATATTTTTCAAAAGATTAAAGACTTATCAGATGGAAAGTAACCACAGTTTTAAGGAGATAGCCGTGGGTAAGCATCACTGGAAAGTAGAAAAACAGCCTGAGTGGTACGTGAAAGCTGTCAGAAAAACTATCGCAACATTGCCGGGTGGTTACGCTGAAGCAGCTGACTGGCTGGATGTAACAGAGAACGCATTATTTAACCGCCTTCGTGCTGATGGCGATCAGATTTTCCCGCTGGGATGGGCAATGATTTTGCAACGTGCTGGTGGAACTCACTTCATTGCTGACGCTGTGGCGCAGTCTGCAAATGGCGTCTTTGTGTCTCTTCCTGACGTCGAGGATGTGGACAACGCCGATATAAACCAGCGCCTGCTGGAAGTCATCGAACAGATCGGGAGTTACTCAAAGCAGATTCGTTCGGCAATCGAAGATGGGGTAGTGGAGCCACACGAGCAGACAGCAATTAATGATGAGTTGTATCTGTCAATTTCGAAGCTCCAGGAGCATGCAGCACTGGTCTACAAAATCTTTTGCGCTCCAGAAAAGAGTAACGCCCGCGAGTGTGCAGCTCCGGGCGTCGTGGCGTCGATTGCTTCTGGTTGTGGAGAAACTAACGCATGAACAGTTTAACAACACACTACCGTCGCTCGCAACTGATTGCGCTTCCTGTACCGGGTGGAAAAGCGAAGGTGGAGTATTGCTATGCAGTGAATGTACCAGGTGACAGGGAAATTGTAACCCACAGATTTGCAGAGTGGGCTGTGGGTGATTTCAACCGGCAGAAGGAGACAGTCCTTTGCAACAAGTTAACCGCTGGTTCAAAGATCACTACGGAGTGCCCGTCAGAGTCATTCGTTGGGAACCGGAAACACAACGGGTTATCTACCTCCGCGAAGGCTATGAGCATGAATGCTTCAGTCCGCTCGAACAGTTTCGTCGTAAATTCAGGGAAATAGAGGTCGGTCATGAGCCTGTTAATGACATCCCAGCCCATTGTGATAAATCGTGATCTTGCATGCCGTATTGGTCTGAATGAGGCAATTGTGTTGCAGCAGCTTCATTACTGGCTGAATGAAACGAATTCAGGCACTGAGCATGGCGGAATTCGCTGGGTTTATAACACGACAGAACAGTGGCTGGAGCAGTTTCCGTTCTGGTCAGAGTCCACTCTGAAACGCACATTTGCAAGCCTGAAATCACTTGGGGTTTTGCGTCGCGAGCAACTCAATAAATCGAAGCGTGACATGACCAACTTCTACACGATCAACTATGAAAGTGAGCTTTTAGAAGAGGTCAAAGTGAACGAATCCATCAGGTCAAAATGCACTTCTCCATTGGGTCAAAGTGACCTGATGGATGGGCGCAAAATGACACGATCCATAGGTTCAAAACGACACGCTGTCATCGGGTCAAAATGGCCCAATGATCTTACAGAGAATACAACAGAGATTACTACAGAGAATAAAACATCTTCTCGTCCGGACGCTTCGCAACCGGACACGCAAACGGCCGAACAGGAGTTTTTAACTCGCCATCCTGATGCGGTTGTATTCAGTCCTAAAAAGCGCCAGTGGGGAACGCAGGATGATTTGACCTGTGCACAGTGGCTCTGGAAAAAAATCATCGCCCTGTACGAGCAGGCCGCCGAATGTGACGGCGAAGTGGTTCGTCCCAAAGAACCGAACTGGACAGCCTGGGCAAACGAAATTCGCCTGATGTGTGTACAGGATGGGCGTACTCACAAACAAATCTGCGAGATGTACAGCCGCGTCAGCCGCGATCCGTTCTGGTGCCGTAACGTGCTCAGCCCGTCGAAGCTGCGGGAAAAATGGGATGAGCTTTCCCTGCGCTTATCGCCGTCCGTCAGCACGTACACCGAAAAACGCGAAGACCCGTACTTCAAAGCCAGTTACGACAACGTGGACTACAGCCAGATCCCGGCAGGATTCAGGGGGTGATCATGAGTCTTTTGAATGACGTTCAGAAATTCATTGAAGCCCATCCGGGGTGTACTTCCGGAGACATTGCGGATGCTTTTGCAGGTTACTCACGGCAGCGCGTTCTGCAGTCAGCAAGCAAGTTACGTCAGAGTGGGCGTGTGGCTCACCGTTGTGAAGGAGATACACGCAGACATTTCCCACGCCTTACTGAGAGAGCGCAGGAGCCGGAACCACAACCAGTTCGTGAAACCAGACCTGTGCGCAATTTCTATGTCGGCACTAACGATCCCCGGGTGATTTTGTGCCTGACCCGCCAGGCGGAAGAACTGGAGTCAAGGGGCTTATACCGTCGTGCTGCAACCGTGTGGATGGCGGCATTCCGTGAAAGCCACTCCCAGCCAGAACGAAACAATTTTCTGGCGCGTCGTGAGCGGTGCTTACGGAAAAGCAGCAAGCGCGCTGCATCGGGTGAAGAGTGGTATCTGTCAGGGAATTACGTGGGGGCTTAATGAGTAATAAATATTGCCGGGCGCTGGTGGAACTGCGGAACAAACCAGCCCATGAACTGAAGGAAGTGGGCGATCAGTGGCGCACGCCGGATAACATTTTCTGGGGAATTAACACCCTGTTTGGCCCGTTTGTCCTGGATCTGTTTACTGACGGTGATAACGCCAAATGTACCGCGTATTACACGGCGGAAGACAACGCGCTGGCGCATGACTGGTCAGAACGTCTTGCGGAGCTTAAAGGTGCTGCCTTTGGTAATCCCCCATACAGCCGCGCCAGTCAGCATGAGGGGCAATACATCACCGGCATGCGTTACATCATGAAACATGCCAGTGCCATGCGTGATAAAGGCGGGCGCTATGTTTTCCTGATCAAAGCTGCCACCAGCGAAGTGTGGTGGCCGGAAGATGCAGATCATATTGCTTTTATTCGCGGGCGTATTGGTTTTGAACTGCCTGCCTGGTTTATCCCGAAAGATGAGAAGCAGGTGCCGACAGGCGCTTTCTTCGCTGGTGCTATTGCTGTTTTCGACAAGACCTGGAAGGGACCGGCAATCAGCTACATCGGGCGCGATGAACTTGAGGCATGTGGTGAGGCGTTTCTGGCGCAGGTTCGCCAGCAGGCGGAAAAACTGGTCAGGGAGATGGCGGCATGACGACGTTAACTCAATGCCAGCAGCAGGTGCTGGATATGCTGATTTCTTACCAGAAAGAACGTGGCTTCCCGCCAACCAATCAGGAGGTGGCAACCATGCTGGGATACCGTTCAGTGAATGCAGCGGTGGAGCATCTTCGCGCACTGGAGAAAAAAGGCGTCATCACGATAAAGCGTGGCGTGGCCCGGGGGATAACGCTTCATACTGCGATGAAGGACGACGACAGCGAGGCGGTCGGGATTATCCGCTCACTGCTTGCCGGTGAGGAAAACGCCAGGCTGCGTGCAACCCACTGGTTACATGAGAGGGGCCTGAAAGTATGAAGCTGATCCTTCCTTTCCCGCCCAGTGTGAACACGTACTGGCGACACCCCAACAAAGGGGCATTTGCTGGTAAGAGCCTGATAAGCGAGGCGGGGCGAAAATTTCAGAGCGCGGCGTGCGCAGCAATAGTTGAGCAGTTACGTCGTCTGCCGAAATCAACGTCGGCACCTGCTTCAGTGGAGATCGTGTTGTTTCCTCCGGATAACCGGATCCGCGATCTGGACAACTATAACAAGGCGCTGTTTGACGCCCTGACCCACGCGGGTGTGTGGGAAGACGACAGACAGGTGAAAAGAATGCTGGTGGAGTGGGGACCGGTTATCCCGAAAGGGAAGGTCGAGATCACTATCAGTAAGTATGAGAAACCGGCGGGTGCAGCCGCCTGATTAAGAGGAGAAACGAAGTATGAATAATCTGATGGTCATTGATGGTATTGAAGTTCGTCGTGATGCTTATGGGCGTTACAGCCTGAATGATCTGCATCGCGCAGCAGTAGCATCTGGTGCAAATGCCAGAACCAAGGAGCCAGGAAAGTTTCTTTCCAGCCAACAAACTGTTGAGCTTGTTCATGAATTGACCAACACCCAGAATTTGGGTGTTGGCCCGGTGAGTGTGATTCATGGGGGAAATGAACGGGGAACGTATGTCTGCAAGGAACTGGTGTATGCCTATGCAATGTGGATCAGCCCGTCATTCCATCTGAAGGTGATCCGTACTTTCGATATGGTAACCAGCGCACCGGAAAAATTATCCGGACAGGCTGCTGACAAGATGCAGGCTGGTGTGATCCTGCTGGACTTTATGCGCCGGGAATTAAACCTGTCTAACTCATCAGTGCTTGGTGCCTGTCAGAAACTCCAGGAGGCTGTTGGCTTACCGAATCTGGCACCGCGCTATGCCATTGATGCTCCTGCTGATGCACACGATGGCTCAAGCCGCCCCACGCTGTCACTGAGTGCACTGCTGAAGCAGTATGGTATCCGCCTGACAGCTAATCAGGCATATCACCAGATGGCGAAGCTGGGGATCGTTGAACAACGCGAACGATACAGCCGTACCGCGATTAACAACATCAAAAAATTCTGGTCGCTGACCGCGAAAGGCTGCATGTTCGGCAAGAACATCACCAGTCCTGCAAATCCGCGCGAGACGCAGCCGCATTTCTTCGAATCCCGATTCCCTGAGCTGTTAAAGCTGCTCGATACCGTTCATTGAGGTGACCGTGAGAGCACTACTGACCCCTGAAATTGCCCCGCGTATGGGGATCGTATTGTTCAGACCAGGTTCAGAGCTGATGCCCTTGTTTATGCAGGGGCGTGTCCTGCTGGAGCCTGAGCCGGAACGTTATTCATCTTTCGCCAGTGGTGCCGTTCCGGCGGCATCACAACCGCTGGCGGATGATCCTGCCGTTCGGGCCGTGTTCCGCAATGAGGCAGTGATCCGTCGTGCTGGTGGCGTGGAATGTCTTGAAAGCTGGTTACTTCGTGAAAAAGGCTGCCAGTGGCCTCATTCCGACTGGCACAGCGAGAACATGACAACAATGCGACACGCTCCGGGCGCAATCCGTCTGTGCTGGCACTGCGATAACCAGCTGCGCGATCAGTTCACGGAACGGCTGGAATCAATGGCAACGGATAACTGTGCCCGCTGGGTGTTGTCTGTTGTGCGTCGGGATCTCGGTTTTGATGACAGTCATGTTGTGACAATGCCGGAACTGTGCTGGTGGCTGATTCGTAATGATCTGGCGGATGCCTTACCGGAAAGTGCAGCCCGTAAGGCACTGAGATTACCGAAGCCTGTTGTGCCGTCTGTTACCCGGGAAAGTGACCTTGTGCCTTCGGTTCCTGCCACCAGCATCATCCAGGATAAGGCGAAAAAGGTGCTGGCGCTGAAAGTGGATCCGGAGTCGCCGGAGTCTTTTATGTTACGCCCAAAACGTCGCCGCTGGGTTAATGAAAAGTACACGCGCTGGGTTAAGACACAGCCGTGTGCATGTTGTGGAAAGCCTGCTGATGATCCCCACCACCTGATAGGTCACGGTCAGGGGGGAATGGGTACAAAAGCGCATGACCTCTTTGTGTTGCCTTTGTGCAGAAAGCATCACGACGAGCTGCATGCGGATACCGTGGCATTTGAAGAGAAGTATGGCTCCCAGTTGGAGCTGATATTTCGTTTTATCGATCGTGCGCTGGCAACAGGCGTACTGGCGTAAGTGGAGAACGAGCATGAACCTTGAAGCCTTACCGAAATATTACTCCCCGAAATCTCCAAAACTGAGCGATGATGCACCGGCGACAGGCTCTGGTGGTTTAACAATTACGGATGTGATGGCTGCGCAGGGGATGGTGCAGTCGAAAGCACCGCTTGGGTTTGCCTTATTCCTGGCAAAAGTTGGTGTTCAGGATCCTCAGTTTGCGATTGAAGGTCTGCTCAATTACGCGATGGCACTGGATAACCCGACATTGAATAAATTGAGTGAAGAAACCCGGCTACAGATCATTCCTTACCTTGTGAATTTTGCCTTTGCTGATTATTCCAGGTCTGCGGCAAGTAAGGCTCGCTGTGAGCATTGTGCAGGTACGGGATTTCATAATGTATTGCGCGAAGTGGTGAAACACTCCAGAAGCGGGGAGTCTGTTATCAAGGAAGAGTGGGTGAAGGAACTATGTCAGCATTGTCATGGTAAGGGAGAAGTCAGCACAGCGTGCAGAGGGTGTAAGGGTAAAGGTATTGTCCTGGATGAAAAAAGGACCCGGCTTCATGGCACGCCTGTTTATAAGATTTGTGGGCGTTGCAATGGAAACCGGTTTAGCCGTTTACCAACCACACTGGCGCGGTGTCATGTCCAGAAGCTGGTACCAGCCCTGACTGATTATCAGTGGTACAAAGGATATGCAGATGTCATTGATAAACTGGTGACAAAGTGCTGGCAGGAAGAAGCATATGCTGAGGCGCAATTAAGAAAAGTGACGAGATAAATGATTTTCGCCGAAGATAGCGACATGATTCTTGCATTTTTCAAAAAATCTGGTTAGGATTCTCCTAACGATGGGCTTTGTGTGTCTACCGTTGATAATCTTCAAGAAACCGCCACCGAGCGGTTTTTTATTGATGTCAATTGTGTTTTTAAGGCTCTCCTTCCTTAAAGTGTGTTGTACAAAAAACTGGCAGCCAGCTACGCTCATTTTGAAAAAGTGACACCCTTCAATGTTTCTTTTGAATGGAATTGCTACCCATAAATCTCTATCAAAAACAGGAGAGCATATATGGTGGAGCGTTGTTCTGTTTGTGAGCAGTCATTAAGTTATTCACGAGAAGTTGAACAAGATGGCGTTGAATATAAATCTTGCCCAAAATGTTCTGCTGATGCCGGAGTGCACGTTTTTTATAAAACAATAGACTTTGGTTATAGGGATATGGGAGACGGAAGGCATATCGTTCAGTCATGGTGTCCGGCTTGTCGTTCTGGTGAAAAACCTTCTATACCACCAGCATTTAAATGTTGTTAACTCAATGAATTATAAAAAGAGGCTGCCTGTGGGCGGCCTTTTTTGTGCACTACGCAACTTTTGCGACTCAGCGCTATAACCAGCTTCTTTCCCTTCACTCGTTGCACTTCCGATAACCGGAGGTGGGAATTATGAAAATGCATAACGATCCTCATTCCTGGTCTGACTTACTTGAATTATTACAGAGCTGGTGGCGTGGAGACACACCGCTGGGCGCAGTAATTATGTCGATCGTTATGGCTGGCTTGCGCATTGCCTATTTTGGCGGTGGTGGTGGCTGGAAGCGAAAAACGCTCGAGATTTTGCTCTGCGGCGCTCTGACGCTGACTTTTGCATCCGCTCTTGAGTATGTCGGATGGCCTAAATCGCTTTCTGTTGCCATTGGTGGTGGCGTTGGGTTGATCGGTGTCGATGCTATTCGTGGGGCTGCAATGAGAGTAATCGGTAACAAGTTTGGTGGCTCTAAGGAGTAATTTATGCAGGTACTAAATTCCCAGCGTAAAGCTTTCCTTGATATGGTGGCTTGGTCAGAAGGAACGGATAACGGACGACAACCGACACGTAACCACGGTTATGACGTTATTGTCGGTGGTGAACTCTTCACTGATTACTCCGATCACCCTCGCAAACTTGTCACGCTAAACCCCAAACTCAAATCAACAGCCGCCGGACGTTACCAGTTTCTTTCACGCTGGTGGGATGCTTACCGTAAACAGCTTGGCCTGAAAGATTTTTCTCCAGAAAGCCAGGACGCTGTAGCTCTGCAGCAGATTAAAGAGCGTGGCGCTTTACCGATGATTGATCGCGGTGATATCCGTCAGGCAATCGACCGTTGCAGCAATATCTGGGCTTCACTGCCGGGCGCTGGTTACGGTCAGTATGAACATAAAATCGGTGACCTGATTGCCCGGTTTAAAGAGGCTGGTGGGGTGGTAAATGAAGTTGAGCTATAAGCTGGTTATCGCTGCTTTCTTCGTTACTGTCATTGGTTCTTTCATCTGGTCAGCCAACCACTACTACAACAAATATCAGTACGAAAAGAAACGTGCTGATGAGGCTGTACGAAATGCTGAATCAGCAACAGCCATTACCAATAACGTCCTGCAATCACTACAAATCGTCAATACAGTTCTGGAGGCTAACCAGCATGCAAAACAGCAGATCGCACTGGAGTCACAGAGAACCCAGGAAGATATCAAAGTGGCTGTTGCGGATGATGATTGTGCTTCACGTACTGTGCCTGCTGCCGCTGCTGACCGGTTGCGGAAGTACGCGGACAGTTTACGTGCAGGTTCCAACGATGCCGTTACCGGCGAACCTGCTCGCTGAAACTCCACAGCCAGTTATCCCCAATCCTCTGACTTATGGAGGTAGTCTGGATTTAAATGTCAGTTTATTGTCGGCATTATGGCAGTGCAATTTGGATAAAGCGGGGATTAGAAAGATAGAGGCGAGCCGGTCAGGTAGAAGTGAATCAGGCTCAAAGTGAAGCGGAAAAGCTCTTCGGCATAAGGTGACATAATAATAATTACAGTCAACTGACTTTTGGAACGAAACATGTTTAACCTCCTTAATTGATGTTATTCGAGTGATGAAGGCATTCTGTCCTTCTGTAGTGTCCAGTAAATCAAACAGGAAACTTGTCCAACGTGTTGGACAAGCCTCTCCATTAGTGAGTTGTATTGATCACAACTCTACAAAGAATTCATTACTGGGTAGATGAAAATAGTTTCACGATGAATGGAGGAGGCTATGTCGGTGGCTTCTTCATTGGAGTACATATGCCATCACGAATCCCAAAAGCCTGCCGTGTTCGTGGCTGCCGCCATACCACCACAGACCCGTCAGGCTACTGCGAAAGCCACAAAAGCGAAGGCTGGAAGCAATACAAGCCAGGACAATCCCGTCATCAGCGCGGCTACGGTTCGAAATGGGATGCTATCCGTGAACGTGTACTGAAGCGTGACAAAGGCCTGTGTCAGTTATGTCTGCGTGTCGGTGTGGTGCGTGAGGCGAAAACCGTTGACCACATCATCCCTAAAGCACATGGCGGCACTGATGCCGACAGTAATCTGCAGAGTCTGTGCTGGCCGTGCCACAAGGCGAAGACGGCCCGTGAACGGCTTAAGTGATAATAATTCTCAACTTCCTGAGGGGAGGGGCGGGTCAAATCTCTGTGACCTGACGTCTTCCGGACTGCCCGCCCCATCGTTTTTTTATACCCGCGAAAAATGAAATTTAACCAGGAGTGCCGCATATGGCTGGAACGGCGGGGCGTTCCGGGCGTCGCCCCAAGCCAACGGCGCGCAAGGCGCTGGCCGGAAACCCCGGCAAGCGAGCCCTGAATAAAGATGAACCTGTTTTTACGCCCATCAAAGGTGTTGAGCCACCGGAGTGGTTCGCTGAAGAAGATCTCCCTCTCGCTACGATCATGTGGCAACTGACAACTAAAGAACTCTGCGGTCAGGGCCTGCTGTGCGTGACTGACCTCGCGGTGCTTGAGCGGTGGTGCGTGGCCTACGAGTTCTGGCGACGTGCCGTGAAAAATATTGCCAGACAGGGCAACACCATCACCGGTGCAATGGGCGGTATGGTCAAAAATCCGGAGCTGACCGCCAAAAAAGAACAGGAGTCCGAGATGAGCAGCACGGGGGCAATGCTCGGACTCGACCCCAGCAGCCGCCAGCGTCTGATTGGCCTGGCGGGGCAGAAGAAAGCCACTAACCCGTTTCTGAAAATCATCGAATCATGAGCCGGAAATCTTACCCCAACGTAAATGCTGCCAATCAGTATGCCCGTGATGTCGTGCGCGGAAAGATTGTGGCCTGCCAGTTTGTGATTCAGGCCTGCCAGCGCCATCTTGATGACCTGATGGCGGAAAAAAGTAAGTCGTTTCGTTACCGCTTCGACAAGGACCTGGCTGAACGGGCCGCGAAATTTATTCAGCTGTTGCCGCACACCAAGGGTGAGTGGGCATTCAAACGGATGCCCATCACGCTGGAGCCGTGGCAGCTATTTGTGATCTGCTGTGCGTTTGGCTGGGTCAATAAAGGCACCCGGTTGCGCCGCTTCCGGGAGGTGTATACCGAAATCCCCCGTAAGAACGGCAAATCAGCAATCTCTGCCGGTGTTGCCCTGTATTGTTTTGCCTGTGATAACGAGTTTGGCGCGGAAGTGTATTCCGGTGCCACGACAGAGAAACAGGCGTGGGAAGTCTTTCGCCCGGCGCGACTGATGTGTAAACGCACACCCATGCTGACGGAAGCGTTCGGGATTGAGGTTAACGCTTCAAACATGAACCGTCCGGAGGATGGCGCGCGGTTTGAACCGCTGATCGGTAACCCCGGTGATGGTTCATCACCCCACTGTGCGGTGGTGGATGAATATCACGAGCACGCCACCGATGCGCTTTACACCACGATGCTTACCGGGATGGGGGCGCGACGTCAGCCACTGATGTGGGCCATCACCACCGCCGGGTACAACATTGAGGGGCCGTGCTACGACAAGCGGCGGGAAGTCATCGAGATGCTCAACGGCTCGGTGCCTAACGATGAACTGTTCGGGATCATCTATACCGTTGACGAAGGTGACGACTGGACCGACCCGCAGGTGCTGGAAAAAGCCAATCCAAATATTGGCGTGTCGGTTTATCGCGAATTTTTGTTAAGTCAGCAGCAGCGTGCGAAAAATAACGCCCGCCTGGCAAACGTCTTTAAAACAAAACACCTCAATATCTGGGTGTCGGCGCGTTCGGCTTATTTCAATCTGGTGAGCTGGCAGAGCTGCGAGGATAAATCACTGACCCTTGAGCAGTTCGAGGGGCAACCGTGCATTCTGGCCTTTGACCTGGCGCGTAAGCTGGATATGAACAGCATGGCGCGACTTTATACCCGCGAGATTGACGGTAAAACGCATTACTACAGTGTGGCCCCGCGCTTCTGGGTACCGTATGACACGGTGTACAGCGTCGAGAAAAATGAAGATCGCCGGACAGCCGAACGCTTTCAGAAATGGGTGGAAATGGGCGTCCTGATCGTTACCGATGGTGCAGAGGTGGATTATCGCTACATCCTCGAAGAGGCCAAAGCGGCGAACAAAATCAGCCCGGTCAGTGAGTCACCCATCGACCCTTTCGGGGCGACCGGGCTGTCACATGACCTTGCTGATGAAGACCTGAATCCCGTTACTATCGTCCAGAACTTCGCCAATATGTCCGACCCGATGAAAGAGCTGGAAGCAGCGATTGAATCGGGGCGCTTTCATCATGACGGCAATCCCATCATGACCTGGTGTATCGGCAATGTGGTCGGCAAAAACATGCCTGGTAACGATGATTTAGTGAAGCCCGTCAAGGAGCAGGCGGAAAACAAAATCGATGGTGCGGTTGCACTGATTATGACGATCGGTCGGGCAATGCTCAAAGAACCTGACGATTTCCTCTCATCTCTTGATCCGGACGATGATCTCTTAATTCTATGAAATCACTAATTGCTGATGTTATCGGGCTGGCTGGTTTTGGCCTGCTTACGTGCGGGGTTTACCTGCAGTTTGGTATGGCTCCGGCTCTGATTTTGTCCGGTGCTTTACTGCTGGTGGGCGCACTGGCTATGGCCAGAAGGGGGACGCGTGCTGCTTGATGCTCTGTTCAGAAGTAAATCACTGGAGAATCCTTCCACCCCGATAACCGGTGATGCCGTTGATACTGATGGGCTGTTCCGGGCAGACGTTTATGTCAGTCCTGAGACTGCGATGAAACTGGCTGCGGTGTATTCCTGTATCTATGTCCTGTCTTCCAGCCTTGCCCAGATGCCGTTGCATGTTATGCGCAGGCACAAGGGGAAGGTTGAACCCGCACGCGATCATCCGGCGTTTTATCTGGTTCATGATGAGCCCAATACCTGGCAAACCAGCTACAAATGGCGCGAACTGAAGCAACGTCACATCCTTGGCTGGGGGAATGGGTATACCTGGGTGAAACGTAATCGTCGCGGTGAAGTCATATCCCTGGATTGCTGTATGCCGTGGGAAACGACGCTGATGAATACTGGTGGCCGATATACCTACGGTTTGTACAACGAATATGGGGCGTTTGCGATCAGTCCGGACGATATGATCCACATCCGTGCGCTGGGTAATAATCAGAAGATGGGGCTGAGTCCGATTATGCAACATGCCGAAACAATAGGCATGGGGATGAGCGGTCAGAAGTACACAGAAAGCTTCTTCAGCGGTAATGCCCGTCCGGCGGGGATAGTATCCGTTAAAAGCGGACTCAATAAGGAAAGCTGGGGCTGGCTTAAAGATCAGTGGCAGAAGGCATCGCAGGCGTTACGCCGCCAGGAAAACAAAACCATGCTGCTGCCAGCCGATCTGGATTACAAGGCACTGACTGTGTCGCCAGTTGACGCTCAGATCATTGACATGATGAAGCTGAACCGTTCAATGATCGCCGGTATTTTCAATATTCCTGCGCACATGATTAATGACCTCGAAAAAGCCACCTTCTCCAATATTTCTGCGCAGGCGATTCAGTTTGTCCGCTACACGATGATGCCGTGGGTGACGAACTGGGAGCAGGAGCTTAACCGTCGCTTGTTTACCCGCGCTGAGTTAGCCGCCGGGTATTACGTCAGGTTCAATCTGACGGGGCTTTTACGCGGAACTCCGCAGGAGCGCGCGCAATTCTATCACTTCGCTATTACCGATGGATGGATGAGCCGTAATGAGGCCCGCGCATTCGAGGATATGAATCCGGTTGAAGGGCTGGATGAGATGCTGGTAAGCGTGAATGCTGCTAACCCGGCAGGAGATTTTAAGCCCCCAAAAAATGATGAGGGAAAAACCAATGAATGACCGTGAAATCCGTTGTTACAGCGGTGAGGTGCGTGCTGAGAGGCATGACGATAACCCGGCGCACATTATCGGTTATGGATCGGTGTTTGACTGTCGTTCTGAGCTGATATTCGGTTCATTCCGCGAAATCATCCGGCCCGGCGCTTTTGACGATGTGCTTGGTGATGATGTACGCGCACTGTTTAACCACGATCCTAATTTTATTCTTGGGCGTAGTGCAGCAGGCACGCTGAATCTTTCAGTTGATGAGCGCGGATTACGCTATGACATCCAGGCTCCGGAGACACAGACCATTCGTGATCTGGTGCTGGCCCCGATGCAACGTGGAGATATTAACCAGTCATCTTTCGCTTTCCGTGTCGCCCGTGACGGTGAGGAGTGGTATCAGGATGAGGATGGGGTTGTTATTCGCGAGATAACCCGCTTTTCCCGTCTGCTGGATGTCAGTCCTGTGACATATCCTGCCTATCAGGAGGCTGACTCGGCTGTTCGCTCCATGAAAGCATGGCAGGAGGCGCGCAACAGCGGCGCGCTACAGAAAGCCATTAATCAACGTATGGCGCGTGAACGCGTCCTGACCCTTCTTAACGCGTAAAGGAAACATCATGAAACTGCATGAACTGAAACAGAAACGTAATACTATCGCAACTGACATGCGCGCCCTGAATGAAAAAATTGGTGATAACGCATGGACGGAAGAGCAGCGCACTGAGTGGAACAAAGCAAAATCCGAACTGGAAGCGCTTGATGAACGAATTGCACGCGAAGAAGAACTGCGTCGTCAGGATCAGGCGTACATTGAAAGCAATGAGGAAGAGCAGCGTCAGAATCTTGATCCGGAAAACAATCCGCAACAGGATGAGAAACGAGCTCAGGTTTTTGATAAGTGGATGCGTCACGGTGCCAGTGAGCTGACATCAGAAGAACGAAAGGCGTTGCGTGAACTTCGTGCTCAGGGTGTAGCTCAGGATGAAAAGGGCGGATATACCGTACCAGAAACATTCCTGGCGAAAGTTGTTGAGAAGATGAAATCCTACGGTGGCATCGCCAGTGTGGCGCAGATTCTGACCACTTCTGACGGTCGCACTATGGAGTGGGCAACAGCTGATGGTACTTCCGAAGTTGGTGTTCTGCTGGGCGAAAATGAAGAAGCCGGTGAAGAAGACACCGATTTCGGTATGGGAAGCCTTGGGGCGCTCAAAATGACATCGAAAATCATTCGTGTGTCTAATGAGTTGTTGCAGGACAGCGCGATCGATATGGAAGCTTATCTTGCCCGTCGCATTGCTGAACGTATTGGTCGTGGTGAAGCCCGTTATCTGATTCAGGGAACTGGTGCTGGTACGCCTAAACAACCCAAAGGGCTGGCAGCATCAGTGACCGGCACAACACAGACTGCCGCGGCAAATGCGGTGAAATGGCAGGAAATTCTGGCTCTGAAACACAGCATTGATCCTGCATATCGTCGCGGACCGAAATTCCGCCTGGCGTTTAACGATAATACGCTGAAACTGATCAGTGAGATGGAAGACGGTCAGGGACGCCCTTTATGGTTGCCGGATATTGTTGGTGTGGCACCTGCTTCAGTGTTGAATGTACCGTATGTCATTGATCAGGAAATTGATGATATCGGGGCGGGTAAAAAATTCATGTTCTGTGGTGACTTTGATCGCTTCATTATCCGTCGTGTGCGATACATGATTCTTAAACGTCTGGTTGAGCGTTACGCGGAATATGATCAGACCGGTTTTCTGGCCTTCCATCGTTTTGACTGTATCCTGGAAGACACCTCTGCCATTAAAGCGCTGGTGGGGAAAGGTAGCGTTGGTGGTTGATTAGTCTTTTTACGTAATACAGCACGCCGCGTAATGCGGTTTTTTTGTGCCCGCGTTCTGGCGGGCACAGGAGGTTTTATGCTGTTAAAAATGGAAGAGATTAAGCTTCAGCTTCGTCTGGATGATGATTTCTCTGATGAAGATGAGTTGCTTGAACTGCTTGGGAAGGCCGCTCAGAGTCGGACGGAAAACTTCCTTAACCGTACGTTGTATGCAACCGCAGATGACAGGCCTGCGGATGATCCTGATGGGCTTGTGATATCTGATGATGTGAAGCTGGCGCTCCTGCTACTTGTCAGCCATTTCTACGAAAACCGCTCAACGGTTACAGACGTTGAGAAAATGGAGTTGCCAATGAGTTTTAACTGGTTGGTTGCTCCTTATCGCCTTATACCACTATGAAAATTCGTCAGGCGCAGACCAGCGCAACCTACATTCTGCCGGACCCCGGCGAACTGAATAAACGTGTCCTGATCCGCCAGCGGGTGGATATGCCCGCGGATAACTTTGGCGTGGAGCCTCAATACCCGGTTGCGTTCCGGGCATGGGCGAAGGTTATCCAGACCAGTGCCACCACCTGGCAGGAAACCGCGCAGATCGGAGACGCCATCACCCATTACATCACCATTCGCTACCGCTGGGGGATCACTGCTGATTATGAGGTGGTCTGTGATGACAGTGTGTACCGGGTGAAACGTCAGCGTGATCTGAACGGGGCGCGGCGCTTTCTGCTGCTGGAGTGTACGGAACTGGGTGCCGAAGAACAAATGGGAGGACGCAGTGGATCAGACAGCATTTTTACACGTTGATTTCAAACAACCGGAGGAGATGGAGTTTAACCGTGCCAGGCTCCGAAGGGCATTTGTTCAAATCGGGCGTGTCTATATGCGTGATGCCCGGCGGCTGGTGATGCGACGTGGTCGGTCTGCTCCAGGTGAAAACCCCGGCTATCAGACCGGACGACTTGCGCGTTCTATAGGTTATTACGTCCCCCGTAAAAGCTCCCGTCGTTCTGGCCTGATGGTCAGGATTTCCCCTAACCAGAAAAACGGGCAGGGTAACCGGCGTTTTCCTGAAGGTTCTGCGTATTATCCGGCGTTTCTGTATTACGGTGTGCGTCATGCCGCATACGGGATGAGCAAAAAGGATAAGCGCCAGAAAAAGCAGCATTCATCCCGCTGGCGGCTGGCACCACGTAATAACTTTATGGCTGATGTCATCGACCAGCGTCGTTACTGGACACAAAAGTTACTGTCCCGTGAGTTACAGCGGTCATTACGTCCTGTAAGAAGGAAAAAAACATGAAACTGACTCCTGTTATTGCTGCGCTGCGTGCCCGCTGCCCGTATTTTGAAAACCGGGTGGCAGGCGCGGCCCAGTTCAAAAATCTGCCGGAGGTCGGAAAGCTGAAACTCCCGGCGGCATATGTGGTACCGGGGGATGATTCTCCGGGAGAAAACAAAAGCCAGACCGACTACTGGCAGGAGCTGAAAGAGGGTTTCTCCGTGGTTGTCATACTGAGTAACGGGCGTGATGAGCGCGGTCAGTTTGCCTCGTATGATGTGGTGGACGATGTCCGGCAGATGCTCTTTAAGGCCCTGCTGGGCTGGAACCCGGAAGCGTGCGGTAACCCGATTACCTATGACGGCGGCACGCTGCTGGATCTGAATCGTCATGAGCTGATTTATCAGTTCGATTTTTCGGTCATCAGCGAGCTGACTGAAGACGATACCCGCCAGCAGGATGACCTGAACAGTCTGGATGAACTGCAAACGCTGGCGATTGATGTTGATTATCTTGAGCCCGGTAACGGGCCTGACGGCGATATCGAACATCACACCGAAATAACCCTTCCTTCCTGAGGATCCTCATGTTTGTCAAACCTGTTAAAGGGCGGTCAGTTCCTGATCCTGCCCGCGGCGACCTTTTGCCCGCCGAAGGGCGAAATGTTGATGAGAACAACTACTGGCTGCGCCGTGAAGCAGCGGGTGATATCCGGCGCGTGAATAAAAAGGTGAACACCGATGACGATAAGCTTTAACACCATTCCGTCGAATACGCTGGTTCCGTTGTTTTATGCGGAAATGGATAACCAGGCGGCGAATACTGCACAGGACAGCCGAGCATCGCTGCTGATTGGTCATGCCAATAACGGTGCAGAGATTGTTGCCAACAGTCTGGTACTGATGCCGTCGGCAGACTATGCACGCCAGATTTGTGGTGCGGGAAGTCAGCTGGCGCGTATGGTCGAGGCTTATCGCCAGACTGACCCGTTTGGCGAGCTGTATGTGATTGCCGTTCCGGAAGCCACAGGCGCGGCGGCAACGGTTACGCTGACGGTGACCGGGGCAGCAACCGAAACCGGCACGGTGAATGTGTATGTGGGACGTACCCGCGTGCAGGCACCGGTGACCAACGGCGATAACGTCACGACGATTGCCAGCAGTATCAAAGATGCCATCAATGCCGTTCCGGCCCTGCCGTTTACGGCCTCATCTTCGGCAGGCGTGGTCACACTGACCGCGCGTCATAAGGGGCTTTGCGGGAATGAAATTCCTGTCAGCCTCAATTACTACGGCTTTGGTGGGGGCGAAGTGCTGCCAGCGGGCGTACAGATTGCCGTGGCGACGGGTACCGCCGGAACGGGTGCTCCGGTTCTCACCGGCGCGGTGGCTGCAATGGCGGATGAGCCGTTTGATTATATCGGCCTGCCGTTCAACGACACGGCCTCCGTTAACACGCTGGTGACCGAGATGAACGATACCAGCGGTCGCTGGAGCTATGCGCGTCAGCTGTATGGTCATGTGTATACGGCAAAGACCGGCACGCTGTCAGAACTGGTGACCGCAGGTGACCAGTTTAACCAGCAGCACATTACCCTGGCGGGGTACGAAAAAGACACCCAGACGCCTGCCGACGAGCTGGCGGCAAGCCGTACCGCCCGCGCAGCGGTGTTTATCCGCAACGATCCGGCACGTCCCACGCAGACCGGTGAGCTGGTGGGTATGCTGCCTGCGCCGAAGGGGAAACGGTTCACGATGACCGAACAACAGACCCTGCTGTCTCATGGCGTGGCAACGGCGTATGTCGAAAGCGGGGTACTGCGCATTCAGCGTGATGTCACCACGTACAGGAAAAACGCTTACGGGGTTGCGGATAACAGCTACCTCGACAGCGAGACGCTGCATACCAGCGCGTATGTACTGCGCAAACTGAAATCCGTCATTACCAGTAAGTACGGGCGTCACAAGCTTGCCAGTGACGGTACCCGCTTTGGTCCTGGTCAGGCGATTGTCACCCCGGCGGTGATCAAAGGGGAACTGCTGGCAACCTACCGTCAGCTCGAGCGTGCGGGGATCGTGGAAAACTACGAACTGTTCAAGCAGTACCTGGTTGTGGAGCGTGATGCCAGCGATCCGAACCGCCTGAACACGCTGTTCCCGCCTGACTATGTTAACCAGTTGCGTGTCTTTGCCGTGGTTAACCAGTTCCGTCTTCAGTATTCAGAGGAGTCTGCATAATGGCCCGTATCGGGGGAACCTGTTATTTCAAAATTGACGGTCAGCAGCTATCGCTGACCGGCGGCATTGAGGTGCCCATGAACAGGACGGTCAATGATGACATCATCGGCCTGGACGGCTCAGTGGACCGCAAGGAAACTCACCGTGCGCCTTATGTCAAAGGGACCTTCAAGGTGCCGAAGAATTTTCCGGTGAACAAAATCACCTCGTCTGATGAGATGACAATCACTGCCGAGCTGGCGAACGGTCAGGTCTATGTACTGTCGTCTGCCTGGCTGCACGGCGAAGCGAACCATAATGCCGAAGAAGGCACGGTTGATCTTGAGTTCCACGGTGAAGAAGGGGATTACCAGTAATGAAAGAGCTTGAGTTAAAGAAACCGATTACCGCTCATGGCGAGACACTCTCCGT